GACCCTTGAACGCGAAGCCGGGGTGAAACCCATCTCCGTGGCAGCCTTGGTCATGATCTGAGCCTGCTTGTTGGCAATGGCCAGGTACGGTGACTGCATCGGCACGCCCGTGTTGGGGGCTTTGACCAGCAAGCCAGTCTTGGCGATGCCTGCCTGCGCCTTGCGGTACAGATCTGCGGCACAGGCCCAGATTTCCAGGACCGACATGTCCAGACGTTTGAGCAGATGGGGCGGTGCGCATTCGAGCGCGTAGCGCCAAGCCGCCTTGGCCCCCTCGGGCATGTAATCGGGCGGATCGACCAGATCCCCGTGGGGCTTGGGTTCCCGCAGGTTCGTGCGGCACTTCTGGAGCGTTCCTTTGATCTGCTTGACTTTGGTCGGCAGCGGTTTACGACCGGCCATGAATGTCCCCATTCGGGGGGATCCCCCCCTGTTTCAATTTGCACGCGGAAAAATTTGGGCAGGCGGCCGCATCGCCGCCGCCCAACCGTAGAGATTCATCCCCCCTGGGGGGTGCCCGCCGCTCGGCGCTCTCACGCGCCGTCTTGCGGTTGTGGCAGGACACGCACAGGGCTTGCAGATTGGTGGTGACGTAGCGAGCGCCACCGTCCTTCACCGGCATCACGTGGTCCACGACACGCGCTGGTGCAAGCCCGCCGCGCTCGCTGCACACCCCACACAAGGGGTGCTCACGCAGGAAGGCTGCGCGCACCAGCCGCCACTGGCGGGATTGGTAGAAGCCAATCTCGCCATCAAAGCCACGCCGTGCGCGTCCGTATTCGCGGTGGACGAGCGGCCGATGGATCGGGCAGTAGCCCGGTTGTGCAAGCACCGCTGCACAACCCGGGTATCGACATGGTGTCGGGGCGCGGCGAGGCATCGTAAGTCCCTACAGAAAGATGCGGCACACCCGCAGATTCGACTTGGCTTCCTTCGGGAACAGAGCGTTCATACGAACACCATCAACCACCCCTGAAGGAGTTTCAAATGACGGTTACCCAACTCACCCCTGCCCAGCATGCCATCCTGGCCTACGCCCATCAGCACACCGAGGGCAAGATCACCTGGTTCCCCGACAACATCAAAGGAGGGGCGCGAAAGAAGGTAATCGACGGCCTCTTCAAGCGCGCCCTGATCACCTACGACGGCACCGACTTGTTCGTCGCCGCCGAGGGCTACGAGGCCCTTGGAGTTCCGCGCAAAGCGCCTCTGAGCGCCCAGGCCATCGACGATGTCATCGAGGAAGCATCCAAGTCCAGACCACGCACCCGCGACAACAGCAAGCAGGCTCAGGTGATCGCGATGCTCAAGCGGCCCGAGGGCGCCACGATCGCGCAGATCTGCGAGGCCACCGGCTGGCAGCAGCACACGGTGCGCGGCACCTTTGCCGGGGCGTTCAAGAAAAAGCTCGGACTCGACATCAAATCGACCAAGGATGCAGGCGGCGAGCGGGTCTACCGGATTGCAAGCTAGACGACCGGCGCGACGGCGTCCTCGAAGCGCGTGCCATCGGCACGCGTTGCTTCTTTCCCCGTCCATTCCTGCCAACGCCGCACAATGACATCGACATACTTCGGATCGAGTTCGATCAGCCTCGCGCGACGACCGGCTTTCTCGCAGGCAATCAGCGTCGAACCCGAGCCGCCGAAGGGATCGAGTACCAGGTCTCGGGTCTTGCTGCTGTTGCGAATGGCACGTTCAACCAGTTCGACCGGCTTCATGGTCGGATGCAGATCGTTCTTCTGTGGCTTCTTGATGTTCCAGACGTCGCCCTGATCACGCGCACCGCACCAGTAGTGATCGGTGCCGTCGCGCCACCCGTACAGGATCGGCTCATACTGCCGCTGGTAGTCGGCGCGACCGAGCGTGAACGTGTTCTTGGCCCAGATGATGAACGTGGACCATTTGCCACCAGCGGCCCTGAACGCGGCTTGCAGGGTGTCCAACTCCGATGAACTCATCGCGATGTAAACAGCGCCCTTTGTTCGGGTGAGGATGTTGTCGCACGCGTCGAACAAAAAGCTGCCGAACCCTTCGCCCAGGTTGTCGTTCAGGATCGGGCGATTCTTGCCACGCATCTTGTCCTTGGCCGTATTGGCGTAGTTCACGTTGTAGGGCGGATCAGTGAAGGTCATGTCCACGAGTTCTTCCCCGAGCAATGCCATGTAATCGTCCGCCTTGGTGGCGTCGCCACACAGGAGTTTGTGATCGCCCAGCATCCAGATATCTCCAGGCTTGGAGATAGGGTTCTCGCTGACTTCCGGAACCGCATCGTCATCCGTGAGGCCGGTTCTGTCGGACTCATCACCGGCGATCAGCGCTTCCCACTCCTCTTGCGAGAAGCCAGTCAAGCCCAGGTCGAAGCCTGCGTCCTTGAGTTCCGCCAGTTCGATACCGAGGAGTTCATCCTCCCAGGACGCGTTCTCACCGATCTTGTTATCGGCCAAGATCAGGGCACGGCGCTGGGTGTCCGTCAGATGCTCAAGGGGCACCACGGGCACCTCGGCCATGCCGAGCTTGCGTGCAGCCAGCAGGCGCCCGTGTCCGGCGATGACATTGTTCTGCCCGTCCACCAGGATTGGTGCTCCCCAGCCGAACTCCCGAATGCTGGCCGCGATCTGGGCCACCTGCGCGTCCGAATGCTGCTTGGCATTGCGGGCATAGGGGATCAGCAGATCAACCGCGCGGTAATCGATGTGAAGTGATTTCATGGGCCCTGAAATGCAAAAACCCGCGCCGGCAGAGTCGGTCGCGGGTTTTGGGAGGACGGATCACGCGGTGCGGTTGCACCACTCAAGACGCTGTCTAGAAGATAGCGGAAATACTACGTCATCGAAGCCGATTTGTTGCAGCCTGTTTTCGGGGCGATCTGGACATTCAGGGCAAGGCGAGGACAACCGGCCAACGCATTACCCTAAATTGCTCAGGTTTTTGGATGGCATCGCGCACCCTGCAGAGCCGTTCAGTTGGACAGCGACCAATTCCAACGCCCGCTGCCAGCGCCGCCACGCTGTTGTGCGGTCGCATCCAAAGCGACGTGTGATCTCGCGCCAGCAATAGTTGTCGGCCCGCATCCAGACGAGATGCCGCTGCTCAACCTCAAGCCACTGCACCCACTGCATGACTTCCAGCATTCGATCGACCTCTTTCGGGCTGGGTGGAAACGGGCGGTAACCCGGGTCCTCTGTGCCAAGTACCTCCCATGGCTGGCGCACGATCTGCGGCCAGGTGTTGAAGTAGCCCTGAACACGAACAGGTGGCAGGCGACGCGCGGTGACGGCCGCTTCGTGGAAACGCGCTGAGACTTCATCGATCGTCCATAGGATGTCAGGTCGTGCCACTGGTCATCCCTCCCGAGCCATAAAGCCGCTCGCCAATACGGCGGATCAGTTCGCGCTCGACAAAGTCCAATCGTGAATCCGAATCGCTGACCACCAGGATGTGCTCTTCGCGCCAGCCGCGCTGCTTCACCGCCTCGATGTCCATTCGTTCTGGCTGCATCCGTCCAAGTGGGGAACGGTAGGGGGGAATGGGCGTTCTCATGTCACACCGCCTGCATGTGATGAATTTCAACCGCCCAGTGCAAGATCGCCAGCGCGTCGGCTTCGTTATCGTCAGTCGGTGCGTGGCCACGCCCACGCATGGCCGCGATCATTTCCTCCTTGCCGGCGTTTCCCCTGCCGGTGGCGTGCTTCTTGATCGTGCCAACCGGAACGCCTTGGTACGGAATCTGGTGGTGCTCGCACCAGCTGGTAAGCGTGGCAAGAAAGCCGCCATAGGCGTGCGCTGCATCGGTCGAGACATGCCGACGCACCTCCTCAAAATGGAGTGCGTCGATGCCATCGGCATGCGCCTTGAGTTCGGTGAGCCAGCGCTTGAAACGCAGAAAGCGCATCCCGCCGCCTTCGAAGCGTTGCGGTCGAAAGCTTTGTGTGCCGCTCGTGATGTCACCGTCTCGCGCTCGCAGCGCCCAACCGGTTGTGGTGCCCAGATCGAGGGCAAGAATCGTTGAAGTCATGGTCACAGTCCCTTTCTTTGACGGGACTGACGGATCGGACGGGTTCCGTCGAAACTTCCCATGAGGCGCGCGCGTATGCGCGTATAGGGAGTTACGAGGAACTGCGTCAGATCCGTCAGTCCGATGTATTGGCATAGGCGTTCAGTGGTCCGAGTAGGGGGTGTAGCTGGGTGCTGGCGGGTGCTTGAGACCCAACCCGCGAAACCCTCTCAACCCGGTCGTGTTGCGCCATTTCTCGATCCCGCGGGTTAGCAGGAGATCCGAGAAGCGCTTTTGCGAGCCGATGAACTCGCCAGCCGAATCCGCCCATTGCTTCCAGTCGGAGAACAGTTCGGCGGTGAGCGACTTGGCATTGGCTTCGATCACACACCGCTCCTCCAGCCACCGCCCGAGGGCATCCTCGGCCTCGAAGTACTCCTCGGTGGCATCAAGCACCTGTTGGGGTGGATCTAGCCGACCAATACGCTGCCACTCCAAGCACCCCTGAACGGCCCATGCGAGGATGCCGTCGCGCTCGGCCAGCAGCTTTTGCTGCAGGTGCTTGTCGCGCTTTTCAGGCGGTACCGTGATCGTGAAAGGGATCAGGTGCAGGCGGCGCTTCATGGCCTCGTCGATGTTGCGGATCGCCGGCTTGTGGTTGCCCGCCACGAAGAGCTTGAACTGCGGGAAGAACTCGAAGAAGTCCTGACGCATGAAGCGTGCGGCGATCTTGTCGCCACCGGTCAGATTCTTGACCTTGGACTCTGCCCAGCGCCGACCCTGCTCGGTCTCGATCGCCGCGACGAAGCGTGCGCCGCGCAGGCCGGCCATGTCTGTCGGGTGCCGGTCGGTGCGGGTCTCCATGAAGGTGTCCATCGGTGCGTTGGTCGCGTAATCCCCCAGGATCGTGGCCAAGGTGTTTACGAACACCGACTTGCCGTTGGCGCCGGTGCCGTACAGGAAGAACAACGCGTGCTCGCGGGTTGATCCGGTCAGCGCGTAGCCGACCATGCGCTGCAGGTAGGCCTGGAGCTCCTTGTCTCCGCCCGTCACCTCGTCAAGGAACTGCAACCAGATCGGGCAATCCCCGCCGGAGGTGGCGGTGGTGATCTTGGTCATCCTGTCGGCTCGGTCATGCGCACGCTTTCGGCCGGATCGGAGGTCGGTTACGCCACCTGGCGTGTTGAGCAGCCAGGGATCGGCATCCCACTCTTCGGTGGTCGCCGCATGCCTCCGGTCGGCGCGTGCCAGTCGCTCAACGCCGCTGACCGTACTGGCGCTTGCCAGCTTGGCAGCAACTTTGGGATTGGCCGCCTTGAGCGCCGCGTGACGACAGACGCTGCGAATCAGGTCGGTCGCAGCCAGGGTGTCCTCGGTGCGCCAGCGGCAGCCGTCCCATACGAGCCAGCGTCCCCATGTGGCGACATAGCGCCAGTCCCGGTGATAGCGACGCGTGAAAGCCAACGCCAGCGCGTCTTCCGTCCCCCAGACCGACTCGTCGGTGCTTGCTACCGGTTCGTCGTCGGCGGTGACGTCGTGCATCTGCAGGCGCGGGCCGTGGGCGAGGAAGGTCCCCACGTCAAACCCTTCATCGATGGCATCTGCCGCATCCCATCCCTCCGCTGCCTCCTCCGGCGGATAGAGGATGTGGCAGGTCCGCGCACCGGCAGACA